ACAGACACGACATAAATATTGAGGGGATATCCGGGGGAAGATTGCTTACTTCTATGGTTAGATCTCTTGGGAAAAAATAATCAATTAATCTTAAATTTAGATAAAGGGGGGAATCCAAGTTCCTCCCTATTATAATATATAGTTCTGAGCAAATAATCTTCAGGATTAACTATCTCAGGCTTAAGATCACCACCAAAAGCTTCTTTATGGTCTATAACTCTTATTTTACCTCTTTCCTCGGTCTGATAAATATTTCCGTTAGCATCTTGTAATTCACAAGAAATAGTGTAGAACCCAGGATTAATAAAAGTCCATATGAAATAAGGAGTTTTTCTAAGCTTAACAATCACTTGGTTTGTCTCGGTATCGGTTAAAGTCCATATATGATCTTTCTTACCAGGTATTAACGAATCTATAGGATTTATAAACACCGTCGTAGCAACAGGAACCTCAAATTCGTTAGTATAGAATTTTTCTTCCTTCCAAGACCAAGAATGTGAACCTAACCAAGATTGAATAGATCCTATTTTTTCACCATTTCTAAATCTTTGTTTAGGTATTTTACCAAGGAAAGCATCTAAGCTACCTCCTGGAGGTGACATGACAATATAAGGAGAAAAATCTGCTTCTCCCTCAAAATATCCCGTGATGTAAATATTTTCTTCCTTGTCCATAACTAAATCAGCACCTGAATCGTTATTCATACCACCTGCAGTTACTATATCAACTAAAGTACCATCCTTGTTAAATTTAGCCAAATAGATATCAGTTCCGCCTCTAGAATCTATCTCCTCTGGTGAAAAATAAGCAGGAGAGGTGTATGATCCTGTAATATAAACATTCTCTTCAGAGTCACTCTCTATATCATGAGCAGTGTCACCAGATGTTCCTCCACACATTTTCATCCATACAAATTTACCAGTAGACAATAATTTAATGACAAATATATCGGTAGTTCCAGGGAATGAGGACAATGTCTGATTCTCAGCCTTAATAGTCCCATCAAAAGAACCTGTTACTAATACATGTCCCTTAGGATCTATACAGATAGATGTACTACCAAAAGAAGTGGATGAATCATAAGCAAAATTGCTTGCCCATAAACATTCACCGTTACCAGTATAAAACTTGGAAATGAACATATCTGGATTACCAACCCCTGTTAATTGTATTTCTCCAAAATCTATGGAAGTTTCGAAAGTTCCTGTAAGATAAAGGTATTCTTCTCTAAGAACTGCTATCTCATATGCCTTAGAATATGTGGTGTTGCTTAGTTGTTTAGCCCATATAAAGTTAAGAGTAGAATCCAATTTTGCAATAAATCCAGAATCTTGAGAAGGTGACTCAAGAGTAAATATTCCAAGATTTAATGTTCCTTGGAATCCTCCGCATATAAATATATTTTCATACTTATCGACTTTGATATCACCTATAAATTGATCAGGTGTTACAGGTAAATTTATTGTATTAAGCAAAACTCCATCAGAATCATACTTATTAATTTCTATAAATCCAGTAACGCTATTATCACTAACAACGTATATTTTACCAAGATCGTCGGTTATAACAGATCTAGCATAAACAGGTCCGTCTAGAACTGTAGAAGTTATAGCTCTAGCCCACTGGATAACTCCAGCTTTATTATATTTAGCTATATAAACTCCCTGCTCAGTAGTTGTCAAATAGATGTCTTGTGATCCTATGTTGTTAACCTCTCCCATAAATATGGTTCCGTTAAAATCACCAATAGCTATAATATCTCCTGAAGGATCTACTGTGACTTTAACACCTTGATCAGGGTCGCTATTTCCTAGAGTTATTACCCATTCAAAGTTGTCAAATAATTCTCTAGATTTCTTTTGTTGTATTCTTTCTATCTGTGAATTCCTCCAGTAAGCTTCCTTAGTTGCCTTTCCTTCTAAAATATCTCGTAGAGGAGCGTATAAGAAGACATCGTTAAGGTTCAAAGATGGAAACTGATCTCTTAGGTGATCGATGCTATAACGCTGCCAAATCGGCCTATACCAAGAGTTTCTGCCGACGTTAGGCATGATAGGTCTTGTATAATCTGAGTTCAGTGTTATATTATCATTAAAAGGCCCGACTATGAAGTTAAAACCTAACTGGGATTCTCCTATACCTGAATCGTGTAGATATTCAACCGAAGGTAAAGGTGAGGAGCTATCATGATACACAAAGTCCCATCCATTAGTTCCTGGAAATTTGGATGTAGCGTGTATATGTGGTATAACATAATCGATCTTTCCTATTTCCATAGAATCTGTCAATATTAATAGATTCTTAGGAAAAGTCACCTCTTCATTTTTTATTGTTTTCCAAGGTGCAGATAAAGCTATCTTACCTCCTGTACAGGTAGCGGGATCTATTGGAGTTACCCCATCATTTCTATAAGATACCTTGGTAAAATAATATCCATCGAAATAATATAATTCAACAGAAGCTGATTCTATAGTAAACCATATATTAGAATTTCCAGTTTCTACTATACTTCTGAATGTACCCGAACTAAGCTCCGGATTGGTTGAATTATTCCATATTGCCCATCTATTATTATCCCAATATGCTAATCCACTATCAGTTCCAATCCATTTATGTTGGATTCTGTCTATCTCTATCGAATAAACGTCATCAGAAGGTATACCAGAATTGGTCGTATTGTAGTTTTTAAATTCAACCCCATTAAATCTAGAAAGACCATTATCTGTTGCTATCCATAAATACCATCTATTCAATCCATAGAATTGAAGTTTGATATCTCTGATATTATTCGAGGGAAGATTAGAATTCGAAGAATTATAAAGAACCCACGATTTAGCATGTGAATCATAGAATAAAAGACCATTATATGCACTGTTACTACAAGTGAAAGCTAGGAATATGTCTCCGCTTTGAGAATTTATATCAATTAAATTAACACTAGAGTTAACATTTGGTATTATTTGATTTCCATCGTTATCTACGAAGTCAGAAATAGAATAGCTCATATTTTCCGAATAATCCTCCTCGTTGATTTTTACTAATGGTTCTAAAGTGTTATTTACACCTATCCATTTAACATCATTTCTATCAATCTTTATACAATTAGTTTTTATCCCGGATCCAGGGATTGGACTATTGCTAGAATCATAGGATATAAAGTTTAATCCATCAAATCTTACAACATCCTCCCCAGTCACCCAGATGTCGCCATCTCTATCCCATGCTATACCAGTAGGTGTATAAAGTGAAGGAGAGTAGCTAGGTAGCTCAAAGAATTTGGATGTTATATTTTTAGGCCCAGGATTTGTGCTAAGATCAGGTGATATAGGATTACTATTAGGATAAAAATTATTGGGCAATTCCGAAAATCCTCTAACAATATAATCAAATCTTTTTATATTAGGATCAGTTGAATTGTTTAGCTGATCCGCAGCTTCTCTTAGATCCAAGTAATTATTCCCAGGTGAATCGGTTTCTCCAAAAACTATTCCATTAGTTTGTTGCGAAACTTTAACCCTGTCTCCATACTGTAAAGAATATAAATCAAATCCCCCTAGCCAATCATTATGATAATCGTACATATCCCAGGTATGAGCATAAGCTTTTTGAAATTCAAAGTCTTCGAATGTATCCCAAGAAAGAGATTTAGTTCCCCAGTACTTCATTGCTTTACTAGGAAGCGAAGAAAAATCAAAAGGCAAATATTCTTTAGAAGGATTAACACCACCAGTGAATGTAGTGCTAGAAACCGAAGATAATATAGATCCAGTAGAAGAGATTTCTAATATTTTACCATTCCATGTAGACCCTTTATCATTAGGAGCTTGTATTGTAATTTTTTTATATCCCGATGTTGATGAATCTACTACGCTTATAACCTTATATTTAGGCAAAAGAACCGAATTATTAACCTTGCTGTATATTAATCCTGCTGTTGACTCCAGTGTTCCTTGAAAATCACACTCAGCTATAACTAAGGAATCTGCAGTTATTTTTATAGTTCCTTTTCCGTATGAATAACCACCGCTAATTAAGGTAGTAACAATTTTTGGTATCTTAAATGTGTTAGCTCCTGTTACAGTAATCGGGAATTTACCGTATGACGAACCAGATGAATCGTATATCCAAGCACTATCCCCTGTTGAGTATCCATGTGGTGTAGATGTAGTGACAACCGCTAAATCGTATCCACCTCCTGTAGGGGAACTAACTATATTAATTATATCAACTTTATCGATTCCCAATTCAAAAAATGAAGTTGCTCTAGTTTCTGGTATATCACTGAGAACCTCACAAGATTGACCCTCATCGAAGTTGTTAGAATATTCAGGGTAGTTATTTATAAAATCAGAGAGCGAAAGTGTTTTGTTGGTATTTTCAACAGGGAATATCCATTGTGAAGGATAGCTATCCCATTTTAAAATAGTATTATCCCAATCGTAATATTCGGATTCTCTATATCTAGTAAGAGAATTAAGTTCTATACCTCTCTTCTCTACCTTTATTACATTCTTTTTTATACCAACAGAAACACAGTTTAAAGTGTCCCATAATCTACATCTCACCTTGTATTCCCCATCATAAGGAAGGAAATGTACTAAAGTGTCTAGTTCAGGTAAAGAACCTCTGGTTTGAAAAAAATATGGCCTTCCGTCATCCTTACTTATGGTCCATTCTATTTCATAAAAATCAAGATATGGTAATCTACCCCACGAATAGAATCCTCCTTTTTGTACATAGTTTTGAAAATATTTGAAATCGTATGTACCTGATCTAATATTTGTTGGTATCACAGACCAATTTGAATATTCTCCAGATCCTCTAGTATAGATAAGATTTACTGTAAGATCCCCTGTTCCTGAATTATAGCCGGAATTAGTAACATATCCCATTGTTAGATTACCAGGCGAATCCACAGATTCTATTCTTACGAATATAGCATCAGAAGAAAGAGGCTTAAACCAATTTTTTCCAGATCCTATATTTAGTGTTAATGTTGAAGGAAAATCCGTGGTTAGTTCTATACTATCTGTGCTATAAGCTTTTTGTGAAGGTGTACCGGGATTAGCAGATGTTGTACTTGTATAGCTAGCTATGCTTATCACTGTGCTAGATATAGTTGGATCCAATCCTTCCCAAGTTTGCGACAAATCGTCCCATGATAAATCAAAAGTTTTATCCTGTATTATAACCGGACATCCAGCAGGGAAGACATAATCATTTCCGTTAGAAAACAACTTATATCCAGGGTAATCGTAATCTCCATCTCCTAAGTTCTTAGGCATTTCATCATTACTAAAATCTTGATAATATTTATTAACAGCTGTTATTAATGAAGGTATACTAGAAACGGGATACTCCTGAAAATCTGAGTATGGATTAACGGTATTACCATAGTAGCTAATTCCCCTTTCAGTTCCATTAATATTAGGGTATAATAGTGATTCTTGATTGGGCTTAGTGTAAAAAGGTCTAAGATCCTCGACGTATCCTTTCTCAGGATAAACAGTGAAATCAACCTCGATACCAGCTTTTATGGAATCTATACCTATAGTGTCTGTCCATCCTCTAGTCTTATAGATATTAAAATATACACCCTCTCCTGTTATATCAATTATTCTTGCATTTAAAGGAAGATAATCTTTTTTAAGTCTTTCCCTTAATCCGAAAAGCTTAATTAAAACCTCCTCAGGGCTAAAAAGGAAAGCATCTTCAACGATAGGGTATCCATATTCATCTTCTTCTCCCTCCTCGTTCTCTCTGTTTATGTCATAAAATAAACCAAATAAGGATGTCTTTTTATAAGATTTAGAAGGAAATATTTGCTCTAGTTGTTTCTTTAAACCGAAAGATCCGTCTTTTCTCTTACCGTATATCTCTACCTGTTTAAACTTTCCCTCGTTCTCGTCTTTTATTAAACTGCTTATTAGCTGTAAAGAGTTTTGACCATCAATATTAGTTTTTGAAAGCTGTGCAAGGATTTTATTATTTTGTTGTAATGCAGTAAGTGTTTCTGCATCATCAACTTTTATATTTAACCAATATTCTTTGATTCTAAGATCATAATATCCGAAGAATTTGATAGCATTGAAAAGAGATTTATAAGATCCTAGATAAGGAAATATATCCTCGCCTGCTAACAATAGTTCCTTTCTTTTTCTATTAATCTCCTCAAAGTTGGGAAATGGCTCCTTGATGTCACTGTCCCTTAGTAACAGTGAATCAGATGGACTGAATTCTCTACCGAAGTTACCAAGTGTAACAGATAATCTACTGTCTTCACCTTCTACCTCCCCGTGAAAACTTACTTTAAGTATAGTTACTGGATTATTAGGATCTGTACAATCCTCAAATATCAAATTTCTATCATAAATCCCTTCATTCTCAGAATTTAATGCTATATTAATCTGCATAGAGGATGATGTAATATCGTCCGTTACGACTATACCACTAGGAGATGCTATAATGTCTCCCGGAACAACCTCTGGATAAAATTCAACATTTTTGGTCTTAACTAATATTGGAGCATCGAGTGCTGAATCTACCCCAAGTTCATAGGTATAAATTATAGAAGAAACGTCTGTTTTTCCATCAAAATCTGACTCCCATCTAGTTTTCCAAACAGGAGATCCTGGACTAACCTCGATAGAATGCGGATATCCATATTTTATTTCGGAAGAGGAATTTAAAAATTTCTCTATTACAAATATATGCTCTATCTCAAATAGTCTTTCCGAAACTACAGGGAAAAGAATTGATCCTTCCCAGTATTCCCCGTTGAATTGAAAATTATATTGATTCCCTTTTTTATCAAAGAATAAAAGATTCTGAATAGTCATCTTACCTTACGTATTTATTATTTTTGGGCACTGTATAGTTGAAGTAATTTTTAATATATTTAGTTGCTTCGAACCAATTATAAACAACCTTTTCTATACTAGCCAATATATCCATCCTGTTTTTATCACCACCCAACACTGGATTAGATAAAGTTTTCTTAAATATTTCCCCTTCATATTCGAATCCCACGTTAGATCTTATATCGTTCTGAGATGACATAAATTCATACCAACTTTTCTTTTCCATATTAATTTCCTGATTTTAATGATCCTTTAAGTAGATTATTAACCCTAGAGTTATAAGTATAAGGAACAATAGATCTAACATCAATATTGACTGAAGATAGACTTTCCATTCCAGATCCTAGATCGTAATATATTCCATTTCTATCTTCCCACCCTCCTGATATAATAACTATCTCATCCTTTCCAATCAAGATATCACCGAACTCGTCGAATCCTATATCTGGTGAATTTGGATTTTGTCTTTTAGCATCTTCATTTGACTGGCTAACAAAATACAGGGAAACTGAATCTATACCTTGGATTGCCTCTATTGCAGCAATTAAATCTGATCTAGGTATTTTGTCTCTTCTCCTTATGTTCAAGAAATAATTACTCAATGTATTAACTATAGTTGTTTTTATGGTATCTGGATCATTTCCTTCAAATATAGTTATCGCTATATTTACCACGTACTTCTTTATAATTGGGTCAAGTATCTTAACATCTGTCGTAACTATTTTTTGTCCGCTCTCGTCAAGTAATTGATAGATACGATCTCTTTGTGGCTTTGTTAACTTAAACCTAGACAAAGGAATATCAAAATAGCTTTCGTTACTTTTAAGAGTTAATTGGATATCTGGAACTAAGATAAGGTATATCACGTTATCGTCTCCGATATATTGATCATCGAAGGTTGTAAAAGCTTCTATGATAGAGAATTGACCAAATTTTTCAAAGAAAGTTATGTAGTTGGTAGGATTAGCTAAAACAAAACTTCTGGAAGTTTTAGGGGCTATCAATCTTGTTAAATCTACAGATTCTTGATTAGCTCCCATTTGAGGAGGTATAGTACAAGTGATTTGTAATACATCTGAAAGAGTTATAGGATTACCATATAAATCTGTTCCCTCTGAATCAAAACTGAATATAGCTTGCGAAGCATCCTCTACAAGTATATTACCAGATGCTCCAGTAGATTCTAGATACGTTACCTGTATAATAGATCCTGCCGGTGGCGGGAATCCAAAATCGTTAGTACCAAAGAATACATCAACACCAGAAATTATAGAACTCTTAACCAAATATCCGAATCCATTTCTAGGTATATCATAGAGGGAATCGTATCTTTTCCATTCTACTCCGTTAACTTTAACGGACACTTCGAAATTTTCTATACTCGAAGTACCTCTTGAGGATATATTATAGCTTTGAAGTTTTCCTCCATTACCTGTGTATTGATTGGTATTTAAATTACCTTCGATTATGGAGCAATTTAATTTATCAGTAGGATCTAAATTTAATCTGGTATACTCCTGAGGGAATTTTAACAAATATGTTTTCCCGTTATTTAAACATTTTACCTCGGAATTTTGTGGAACCAAAACTGCGCTTCCTCCTATATCTTCGAATTTTTTACCGTTCCATTTAATAGAAACTTCTCCCTTTGCTGATATTGACCTTGTAGGGTTGTGTCCTGCTAAAGTTGCAAGACCATAAATCGAAGATTCCCTTGTTGCTGTATTGATATTCAATTCAGTTATCGAATCTTCAATAAAGAATAAAACAAATTGTGAAAGGTTGTCAAGTACGAATATTATCTGTCCCCAAACAGATGCAACAGTAAAAAGTTGATTTGACATTCCATATCTTGCCTGTATTAGCTCGAAAGTCTGCGCTAATAAATCTGATATCTTGGCTCTGTTCTTTTGTAATAAATCCATTTTATATTATTTTAATTCCTAGTATCGGGTTACCTTTTATGGCAAAATCTATTATACAAGCATCTCTAGTTTCTCCTCTAAGAAATCCAACCTTAAATTGAACATCAAAAGCAGATGAAGCTAGCGGTACATATGTAAGTAAATGAATCTCTATCGCTCTGCTTAGTGTTCCTTCATCAACCTCGAATTCGAATATAAGCCCCTCGAGATCTATACCAAAATAAGGATCTCCTAGAACCTCTCCTGGTCTAGTAAGCATACAATTCTTTATCATACCAATTAGAATCTCTACTTGGTCATCAGTATGAAGAAGACCTTCCTTGTAATTAGGATCGTCTGGGTTTCTTGGATAAATCTCTGAAAATCTTGCCATCTTGTTCTATATATTCGATATCAAATTATATCAAATAATGGCAATCTAATATCTGTTAGGTTTAGAAATGAAAGAGCTAAAAATTAATTAGCTCTTACCATTCCAAGTTTAGCTATTAAAGAGTTAATAACAGAACCTATTAAAGTACCACCATTAACTTCCACAGGTTTTCCTGCATCATCCTTAGGTAATTCTTTACCAGGTTTTTCTGGTATTTTTATTGCTTTTAATTTAGGATCTTCACTTAATATTTTTATTATCCCGTTAAGAACACCTTGATCTATCATTCCAGACTTAGCAAAAGGTTTAGAAACTTTAACCATAGCATTCATTAGTCCTGAATCCATTTTATCATAAAGTCTCAGAATAACCTTTCCTTGGCTCATATTATTATCTAAAGCCATTCTGTCTATTAGACCCATTATATCTTTCTTAACAGGTTCCATTATTCTATCAACTGCTGCTTTGTTTTCTGGTGTTCCAGCTTTTTTCTTTGGATCCTTAGCATCCTCTGTTGGATTTAAAATTTCGCTTTTATCCGCACCACCAGTACTAGCAGATATAGAATCTACTAATCCTTTAAAATCGTCCTTATATTTAGTAACAAGTTTAAGATATCCTATATCATTTTTTTCTGCTTCGAATAGCTGATATCCATTTGGACTTAATATATGTTTCATAATATTTTATTTTAATGTATATATTTCCTTTTCTGTAGTACCTAATGTTTGGATATTACTAGCATTTATTTGAACCCCTCCGGGAAGATTATAAGTAAAAGTACCAAGTAACCTACCAATATTTATTTTGGCTTCAGCAAGACAATATCTTACAAATAATTCGTCGTCATATAGGCTTTCTTCTGGGATATCTATATAAGCTCTAACTCCAACGTCAGTTCCTGTAAATTGAGAAGTTGAATTACCCCCGTCAGTTTGGTAAGTTCTGTTTGGATCCCTACCATTGATAGTAAGTCTCTTAGTATTCTTGTTGTAACCGAAAGCGTAAGTTTCTAAAAGATATGCCTTAGCAAGATCAAAGAAGGAATATAATACAGTTCTATAAACCAAGTTGTCCCCTGCAAAAGGAGAAAGCATAAGCTCTGATCCTAATAATTTAGAATCTCCAAAATCTTTATCTGGTGTGCCTATTAGACCTGATCCATTAACCTCTCTAACTTCATAAACAGATCTAACACATTGTGGTAATTGTATTTGTCTAGTTGCTCTAAATGCTGGTGTAGAAAAAAGTTCTCTGCCTAAAACAAATATCCTATCCTCTACAGCATATTGATAGTTGTCATAAAAATATGCTCTAGCTCTTTTTATAATCCTTTTAATCTCCTGCTCGTTAAGATTATAAGGAAGTGCACAAGAATGAGAAATCTCATCCTTTATTTCCTGGATTAAGTCAGCTTCTGTCATGGCTTTTTAATTATTTGAATCGAATTTTATTCCAGGGATACCTGAAGGCTTCGAATTATTGTCAGAGAATCTTGCTGGTGTAGATGGTTCATCACCTTCGTTTCTGTTAGGGAATTGTAATTTTTTAGAACTTCCTTTTAACTTCTTGTCGTCTTCACCTTCTTTTACTATCTCTGTATCTGGAGATATTGTTGCAAGTTTTCCTATAAATCCAGATCTGATTATACCGCCGAATACTTCACAGTTGATCTCTTTATCTTTATTATCGATATAGCTATCATGTACGGTATTAGTAAAATATAAATCAGAAACCATAACCTTACATCTGTTAATCTCGTTATTTGCTAGGAGATCACACTCCTCCATTGTGGAGTCGTTAAGTTTGGTATTGAATAATCTGCAATTTAATAAGTTTCCAGAGATTTCACCATCAAGTATATCATAATCCTTTAGAAGGTATGCTTTCGGTGTTTTAACGTCTTTTAATTGGAATTTACCAAGGGTACTATCATAGTTTACTAATCCCTCTTTTATATTATTCTCAACTATAACATCATAAAGAACTTCTCTTATATTAATGAAGAAAGATCTCAATATTTGAGGATCTGATCTAAGATCTATCATAACATTCATGTGAGGATAGTTCTTCTGGAATGATTCAGGATCAACAAATGTAGAAGCACTCTTGTAGATCTCACTAAGAACCATTTTTAGAATCTTAAGATCATTTTCAGTGAAAGAGTCGTTGAATTGTAATACACCAACAGTATAAGTTATTATGTAATCGATAACTTCTTTTACTGATGAATATTTTTTCTGATAATCTTTACCTCCTAAGTATCTAACTTCAAAATATCCTTCAGGAAGCTTTAAGAAATTGACACCCATGTTTTTTTCTAGTGGAACGTCGAAAAGATTTTTGTCTATAAAAGCAACGTTACTAGGATCAACAAATTTATTAGCAGGTATAATCCTCTTTATAGATTTAGCATAAAGAGAGCCAACTCTATCTGGGAATTTTTGATAAACAACATTTTCATCAAATCCTAGAATAAATTTAAGAATGTTTAATTGGGATATCGGTGGGACATCCGGATAAATCGAGGTATCTATACTTACACCAAATTGGAACGCACATTTTTTATCTGTGTATCCATTCTCGTCTATCCATTTTAATGTTTTGATAAGAATTACGATAGCCTCAAAATAAGGAAGAGGACCCGTGATGAATTCAACCATCTTGGATCCTCCTGAATAATCCGGTTCTAATTTAAAAATATCCTTAGTTGGTTTAAACTTGGAATGATATTTATTAAATAGAAGTATTTTCTTACCTAAAACTTTTCCTAGGCTATATGTTATCTCATTTCGATTTAAGTTGCTATAGAACTCAAATTCAAAACCAAGCTTAGCCGAGTAGAAAAAATCATTAGAAAGTAAATTAGCCAATTTTTTATTTCTCTATTAATTGTACTTTGAGTGTAGAACTATCTACGCTCAAGATTGAACAATTAACCTCTTGCCCAACCTCATATTCTTTAATTGAGCCTACTAATTTTTCCTTTTCGATAAGTCCGCTTAAACCATTTTCCATTTTCACAAACACACCGAAGGTCTTAATCTTAGTAACCTCTCCTCTATATATTTTCAATTCAGTATTTTCCCCTAAAATCTCTTCAGAAGAATCCTTCATTTCTTGGATGGCTTTCATTTTTTCGTTTGCTTGTGAAACAGAAAGTGTTATTCTTTGTGGATTTTTGATGTCTATAACATAGAATTCTACAACATCACCAGCTTTTAATTTTTCTAAATTTTCTCTGTTGCTGTCGTCCATAGGAATAATTCCTGTATAGATCTCTTCCCACTCTACAAAAACACCACTGTTAGATGCTCCTGTAACTGTTCCTTCATATTTAGAAGCGAATGATAAATTTTGTACTTCCTTATCGATAATTTTCTTAAGATACTTTTTGAAAGAAACAACGAAGATATCTCTTTTCTGGTCATAAACTTCTACCATTACGTGTAATTCCTTACCTACATAATCAGCGAAGTGAATGATTCTGTTAGCTGCTGCCAAGCTTCCAGGTAAGAAACATTCGATACCAGAAAGATCTACCATAAATCCTCCGTTACAAACATTCTTAACTTTAACTCTGTAAGCACAATCTTCATCCTTGATAGATCTGTGTAACTCTCTTTTTAAAGATTTTTCGTATCCTGCTGAAACAGAACCGTTAAAAGAACCTCCTTTATCTTTATGAATTACAACATCAAGAACCTGACCTTTTTCCATATCTACAGAAGGGAATCCCATTTTTCTCATGTGCTTCTCCTCCTTATTAGTATCAATAACTATGGTCTGCCCGAATGAAGTTTCAGCTAAAGCAATTCCCTTCTCAGCGTCAAAAGAATTAACAACAACTCTTTCGAATCCATTGTTAGTCAAGTCCTTACCAGTAACTACTCCCGATACATCAGGGAAAGAGGAATCGTAAATATCTTTTAGTCTATCTCTCTCGGTAGTGTCGTATTCAAAAGAACTAAAATTTTTATTTTTCATATTATTTGGGTTTGTATTAAATTATAGTGCAATATTGCTTTAAAATTCCAAGAAATTTCCACATTTTTAAAACTTTTTTTCATTCCAAGCTGTTTTTATTTCAGATTTAAGTTCCTTTATTGGATAAGCAGGATCAGATAAAGATCCGAAGAAAAATTTAAATAATCCAGAAACGTCCGCAGCGCTTCTTAAAAATTCATCTATATAGGCAACGTAGTAAGAATTTCTAAGGCTCATTCTTCTCCAAACAGGATGATCGTCATTCATTAACATAGGATTTAATAAATTCAATACACCTCTTCCCATAAGAATAGTTAACGGCCAAGGAAGCTTTGAAATCACATCCGCAGAAGCCTTTAGTTTAGGAAAAACTACCAAATCAGAGAGCGGAGTTTTTGGTTGGCTCTTGTAATATTCCCAGAAATTACCTTGAGGCATCCTAGCAAATGGAGGAGATCCTAAACCTATAAGAGCCTGCTCTATAATATCCGTAGGTCTTGCATTGGGCAATATCTTTTTATTCAGAATATTAAATATAGGAGGTAAATTCTCAGCATTAGGATTTATAAGGTTAGTTATAATATTTTTAGATATTTTCTGTATATCAAGAGGACCTAAGTCAGTAAATCTAGTAGAGAATGGATCGTTTATTTCTGGAATATTGGCTTCAAGAACACCATTTTCCATCGCTTTATCTAACAAATCTATTAATACACTTTTTATATCCTTTCCTTTTATTTTTATTTGTATCACTCCACCTAATCCGGGTATTTGTAGAAATGAATCTTGCTTGGGTGGGAATTTTACAGGAAACTCAAAAGCTGCAACAGCATTACCGAACTTACCATTTAAACTTTCCAAACAAGCCAATGTTCCTTTAGGATATGGATATCTAGATATTAAAGGTTCTTCAGCATCTAGAGGTCTAACCGGATCGAACTGACTGATAGCACTTAATCCAAGTTTTCTCGATATAATCTTTTTTAAATCCTTTACTCTTATAATAACAGAAGGATCCTCGCCATTATATCTAACATATTTAACAAAGTCATCAATAGTATACTCAGTTCTTGCTAGCCCTTTTATTATCCTCTCCATCATATCCTTTATCTCCGGATCTCTTCTCTTAAATAACTTTAATTTTATAGGTGCGGAATTAGTTATCTTAACAGGAGGGAAAGTTATTTCACCTTCATATTCCCCAAGATCTATTATAGAGAATATCCCTTCTCTTAATTTTTTTATCGTTGATATCTTATTACCCCACAGGATAACTGCGGTAATTATAATAGATGCTCTCCTTATTGGTCTCACTAATTCCTTGAACTCATCGTCTGTCATAAATCTAGGGTCTCCACTCTTTCTCAGAAAAAGTTTACTAGAATTTGCTACATCTAGATTCTCTATAGCATATCTAGGAGGACAAACAATCTTCATTAATTTCAAGGCCTCTCTCATCTCTTCCTTAAAATCTATAAAATTTGGACATTTAATGGGAACTAGACTAGTTTTCATTTCCTTTAATATTCTCATAGATCTAAGTATACCAGATATGTCTATTTTTAATCGACTCTTGCCTTTAGGAAAATATATGTCCTTCGGTGTTGGAATAGAATTCTTTAAATAAGTTTTTATTGTGTTTCTTAAAACAATCTTTCTCTCTCCAACTATACTATTTAGGGTAGCAACATCTGTGGTAAGATCGGGGAACTTTATATTATCGTCCAGTGCAAATTGATTCTCATACTGACGAACCTTATCAAATATCTGATTCTTTAAGGCAAGTTCCTTAGTTTGTAAATCTCTTACCCCTTGCATATTTCCAGGAGGAGTAATAGTATCCATTATTTTAGAAAGATTCGCTTTTAAATCTTCTAAAACTCTATCCTTCGAATCTAAGTTATCTTTACCAAATCCAGGAAGAGGTAATAAATTATCAGGAATACCATAAGTTAACATCTGCTTTATTTTCTCAAACGGGTCTTTTATTTTGGGATCAGATTTTCTAGGAATAAATCTCGGTCCTCTAAGTCCAGTAAGAAAGAATGATCCACCAGTTAAAAATTCTTTTATATAAACTAATGGTGTTGGCATAAACCCTCCAATGAAAGGAATAAAAATAACCATCAATCCTAAATTAAAAGGAAGCGGTATAAGTATAGGTTTAATTATTGTCCATATCATAGGTAAGGGTATCCTGATATAAGGAGCTCCGTCAACTGGGTTAGGTATAGGAATAGGTATAAAAGCAGGTGGTAAGTATCCAACTGGCCAATATTTTAATCCAAGTCTAACCGATGGACCACCTACTAAGAAAAACTCTTTCTTTTCTATAGGTGGTAATCCATTAGGAAATGGCATTAGACCAACCTTAGTAACATCCTTACAAAATTGTTGCCACCAACATCTTTGAAAAATCGTAGGGCAGTCTGAACTCGGCGGACAAGACTTAAGATAGTTTGGGGTCTTAAAATCAGATCCCGCTTTACCACAACACGGAGGTGGACAATTCTCAGGATCAGATCCGCTAGCTTCTGCTCCTCCACCTGCACCTGCAGCGGCATTTCCTCTTCCTGAAGGTCCTCGTCTTGAACCCGCACCGCAATCAATTCCAGAGAATTTTTTTTCTATTCCCTCAGGAGATATACTATCATTTAATTCAGCAATCTTCTGTGCTGCAAATAGCATTGTTTCTTGAATATCCTCATATTTTTTCTTAACGTCAAAATAATTCTCGAATATCCTTATTCCTACAGCTTCATTCTTAGAAAGAGCCTCAGCCAAAGAAGTAGCAGCTTTTCTTGCCTCTTTTTTTAGTTTATCTATGGCAGGTACTATATGAATATTTTTTGCTTGTCTGTATTTAGCATCCCACTTTGGCTTAAAATTGCTATTAAATTCAACAAATACAGGATTAGGATCACCTTCATCAGTAAACCCGGCAGGTCTAAGTTTAGCTGGATCTCTAGAGTTGTTATCCCCTCTTTCAGCAGCACTAAAGAAAAGCCAATTAGAGGAGGATTTCTCTATTAATTCCCCATAAAGAATTCCTCTATCTTCTACTATATCTTTTATTATAGATTCCTTAGAATCATCTGTATCAATAATTTTTTCTAAAAAATCATAAAAATCTGCAACATCTTTTTGTCCTCGAATTAGATTATTTATTTTTAAAGATTGATAACTTATTAGAAAGCTTGGAATCCTTCCTGCTAAAAGCCCTCCATTATTTGCATACTCATTTCCCAATCTAATTAGCGGTAAATCTGGTATATTCACAGTAACTGTAGATTCAGTGCTTCCTTTTAAACTAAATTTAGCAGGTTTTTCAGTTTCTATATAGGGTATAGGATTTCCATAATCCGTAGGTAAAGAAAGTTTTATTATCAATTCACCCCGACTTTTAGAAATATCAGTTTCATATCTAACAGAGAATTCTTTAAGTAAATCTAGAAATTTATGGCCCTTCAAAACCCTGTTGGCTTCTGACAATGTATCTTCTCCCTGTCCATAAGGATCCGAAAGATCTATCTTGTCCGGGGTGAACAGTTTCTCTAGATCTTGTATATTTACTGTCTTTTTCTTTCTTTCTGACAATTTATCTAATGAGGCCTGAAGTAGATTTTTAGTCTCACTAAAATCAGATTTTAATTTATCTATGAATCTTTTCTTCAGCAGATAATCTCTTATTATATCCTTATTAGAAGATATAATAGTAACGGCAGTGCTTATAGGCCAAGAAGAATTAGAATCGTCATAAATTATAATCTCATTATTTCTGTCTATTCCTTCTTTTATAAATTTTTTCAATTCTTTCTCTGTAAGATCGAGAACTGCAATATTTATATTGAATATTTTATCATTGAATATTTTAAATGCACCAAGAAAATCTTTTTTATCGTTAGAATAATCTCCTTGCTCTTGTAATATTTGCTCGCTATAGTTCGATAATTGGTCTCGGTATGTTAATGCCTGAATTGCTATCCCGAGATCGCTATTGGCTCCTACAGTACCATCGGAAGCATTTTTTTTCCATTCACTAGCTAACGTTTTATGATATTCATATATCGCTTCATAATGATAAAGTATCTCTTCCAAGCTTCTCTCGATCGATTGCCATCTAGAAAGCTTTTTTATCTCATCTTGTAGCTGATCCGTTTTTTGTAATGCAGCATTTAAACATCCTTCGATAGCTTCGACATCAACGTCTTCCGTAACTGGATCTGGAACCTCAATAGGATCTTCAAGAGGGGATTGAGGTATATCTGATTCTTCTATAGGATCACAAAATTCTTCAGTAATCTGTTCAAATTTTTGTTTAGTAGCAATAGGGTCTCCTGTTATTGGATCCTCAGGTATACCAGCAAAACAATCATCGTTAATCTGCACAGGATCATCTCCATCGGGATAAAAATTACCATCAAATTCGTCAAAAGTACCAACATCTATAATTTCGTCTAAATTAATTTCTTCTTCCTCGTCAAGTTCATTATTCCTAGCTCCTCTACTAAAATCTCTAAGATCCAATGATTTATTAAAATCACATGGTTTTGCATTAGCATATTGATCCTTAAGTAATTTGTTTATCTTCTTTATTAGTTTATCGAAGCTAATTTCCTCACCACCTATTTTTACATGGACTATTCTAGTGCCAGCCATTATAAAGACTAGAGGTATTTTAAAACCAAGTACATTCAGTTTTCTTTTCTTTTTTGCACCAGAATTAGAAGGCTTACCAACAATGATTGGATCTAGGTTATCAAATATTCTCTCGTTTATTCTATCTAGTAATTCCGGATTTTTATCTCTTAGATATTTTGTTATTCCTGAAGAGGATCTGCCACGTGTTATATCTGAAGAACCTCTTCTAGATTCTATTCCTGATATAGAACCACTTTTTCCTACTACCGCATCAAGATTAATATTAGTAACAGATACACCTATATCACTTTCAGTTACAGGGGAATCATTTTTAAATTCATCAGAATTTATCAATGAGTCATATAAAGTAGGCTCATCATTTTTTAGGGTCTCTAATATTATTGCACTATAAAGTTGGTCTCCCTCATAATTACAAGCTAACTCTTCAATCCTCTCCATCGGTATTGGAGGAGGTCCTGGTTTTAAGCTCTCGATAACTGAATCTACATCTTTCTGTGTCCTCCCCAATTCTCTCTCAAATCCCTCTTTGGTCTGTATATCGTCGTAAGGAAGATTCAGAGCCTCGTCACCAGTAGTTAAATTTTCCCCGGTAATTACACTTCTTGCCTGGTCATCAATAGTTAAACTTCCTCCAGCAATTATACCTATTACCTGTTCAGAGGTTATACTAGAAAAGTCCATGTCCATTAATCGGTCTATCCTAGATCCTATTCTATCTGCCATCTTATTATTTTTTTATACTCTTCCTATTCCGCTAGTACCACTAGTACCGCCAGTTACACCAATAGAATCAAGAGTAGCTCTTGCTATAGCACTTAATAAGTTATTAGATGTACCAGCAGGGGATTCCGGATTAAGTGGATTAACAGGATATTCGTTAAAGTTATCTCTAGTAACCCTAACAGTTTGGCTAGTTGCTAACTGCTCGAAACTTGAAGCTAGTGTAGAATTAACTCCTGGAGTAGCAGGTATTTTACTATCCACAGATATTGCTAATTTTTTTAAGAAATCCCATAGAGGTTCAGCACAAACAGCAGAGAAAAGAGGACTATGTCCAAGATTTGTTGTTTTACCGTCCACCCAAACTTCTTCAGAACTATGTTTAATTCTAGTAATAGCAGTATTTTCTATCTCCTGGTCAGCATACTTAGTTATTTTACCGCCCTTTAATTCTATTGATGAAGTGTCGTCAGCATGCGTAATAAGTATAGAATTATCGTTTCTTATAATTATTTTAGAGTCCTTTAGATCTATAACTAATCCCTTCTCGACAGTATAGAACATTTTTAATCTTTCTATACCATCATATATTAAGGAGTGTGCACCATCATAACTATTTCTTATCTCTGCTATTAGGTCAGGAGATAATTCCTGAACAGCTTTATATTCGGGGCTATAATAGTTACCGTTATTGAATTGAACATGAACAACAGATCCAAGCTTAGGAACTGACATTCTTCCAGATCCTCCCCTTATACCGTAACTTTGTTCAAATCTTTGATGTGCCCAAGGTAGATCCTCGTCTGGAATATCCTCGAATACACCAAATACCTTGATCTTTGCTCTTCCTCTAAATTCGGGATCCTTGTTATCTACAACAACTCCCAAATAATGAGAGATATCCGTATTCGGTCTCTCTAATCTATTTCTGTCTACTAGTCCCATTTCTAATTATAGTAAAAAATTATAATTGTTTTCATTTATGATGAAGGATAACTTCTTCCTAAGTTAGTAGGTCGAGGTTGTGAAACTTGATCGTATTCGCTATCATTTACTCCAGGATAAGACCTTCCCTGTCCTCCCAAGTCTGATCCTGGAACATTAGGGTAAATATCACCCATGTTAGCTCCCATAGTATAAAACTTGTTATCTTTATAAACTCTATCTGAATATGAAGGATTATTGTTAACCACAGGATCGTTACTATAAGCATCGCCCATCGGTTCCTCTCTCCTAGGATCCGGATCTTTATAAGCTCTTTGTTCGAGCAATGTAGGATACGTATAAGGATTGTTACTATAAACATCATCCATGACAGGAGGAGTTGTAGGTCCAGGTTTATCATATTCTTTACCACTAACATTAGTATATTGAGGCGGAAGATTATTATAAGCCGTACCTAGAGTATTAGTATTTACCGGTGTTTCTGGCGGATAAACATCTTCGATAACTTTAGAATATTGTCTATCTGGTGCACCTAGATCAGTTCCTGGTACATTAGGATATACGTCACCGGAAGCTGGCGGATAAACCCTAGCAGGTACTCCTGAATCTTTTCCAGGTACATCTTTATATTCATCTGCGTTAACAGCAGGATATTGATTTTTTTCAGGTACACTAGGGTACACATCTCCAGATGCTGGGGTATAAACCCTATCAGGTACTCCCGAATCTTTTCCAGGAACACCCTTATATTCATCGGATTTGTTAGTAGGATATTGATTTTTTTCAGGTACAGTAGGATATACGTCACCAGAAGGCTTGGGATAAATTCTCCCAGGAGCCCCTAAATCTTTTCCAGGTACTTCTTTGTACTCATCAGATTTATTTGAAGGATATTGTGGTTTTTCTGGTACTGTAGGATAAGTATCTCCTAAATTAGAACCTGCAGGTCCTCCGGCAGAAGATCCATAGGAATTTCCAAGATTTTGTTGAGTCTGTGAAGGGGTTCCCGTATACGCATCCTCATTCAATGTTGGATATGCTCTTTCAGAAGGACCTCCTAGACCCTTAGCTTGAGGTGTATTATCTGCAAAAGGATTAGGTATACCACCTTTTAAAGTACTGATTAAACTCTGTGCGCTACTGGTAGAAGCTCCAATATTTAGTCCACCCATACCGTAAATGTTACCAAGTAAAGCACCTTGTAGCATAGAAACACCTTGGTTTTTAAGATCGGCAACAGTATTAGTTATAAAGTTAGATGCAAGCTGTGCAAAATATTCACTAGGATTTGGATCCGTAGAAAAATCTAAGCTGCTAACTCCCTGTGTTCCATCATAATCATAATCGTTATAATCCTTTGTAGGAGATCCCCATACATCTGACAAAACCATGGATTTTATATTATCATCTTTTTTCAGAACATCAGAAAGTAAATTAAACTGAAGTTTATAGTCTTTTACTCTTCCAACATGGATCTTGAATTTACTACTAACAGCTGTACCTCCCTTGTTATCTATGCTCTGAGAATAAGGATAAGAATCATCGAAATCGAATTCACATTGATCAAATTGATATATGAAAGCATAAGGTCCCATAGTATAGCTACCAAATTTATCTTGGTATTCAGATCCCTGACCACCCGTGCTTTTTTGTAATATTCCCTGTGTGTTATTTAAAAATCCTGTCTGTGAATTAAAGCTATCTAAGAAATTAGCGGCATTGGCAACAGAAGGTATTGAAAATGGATTTAAAACATCGTTAATGTCATTCTTTAATTGTATGTTTCTTATCTCAGTAACAACTAACCACATTCTAAACTTCCTAAGGTTCTCAGGAACCATCGTTCTATGATATGTATAGTCATAAATAGCTTTTCTATACAATTCAGAAAGTGAGAACATCCTCATGTCTATAGACTCTAAACAATCGATAGTTAATGTTCCCATTCTTTGTGGCTTTCCTCCTGGCTTATGTAGATTCTTTATATCTACTTTAAGAAGCTGATCCAATCCACTAACCGATTGGAAGTAATAAGGGCATTTTTCGTTTACAAATGATAGACCCTTCTTAAAAGCCTCCAGCATTTCCTGTCTCTTCTTAGATCTCTGAAACAAGTATTCTTGTGCTCCATAATAAGCTACACCACCACCGTTGATGTTATAGTTCCCCTGATCTCTCGTAGGAATACCTTGTTTACTACCATAAAAGAAGTCCATATCCGAATAGAAATTACCAGCATTTTTACCCTCTATGGCGGTTAGAGGAGATATAGATGCTGTATTTACAAGTGTCTTATCTTCTGGATTAACACCAAAGATATCACCTGATAGATTTCTTATATCCTGGTCGGAAGCAACTTTGTTTAACGATCTAAATAGAGGTGACGGAGCAAGAAATGTCTCCGGATCTAGATATGAAGTATTACCAAAATCAAATATAAATTTAAAATGTAGGTATGTAGGATCTTCCTTTTTACCATATTTTGTATTTGATACACCTTTTAAGAAAGTTTCTCTTTGATAATCTATCTTCCTATTAAGAACGTCGTCCTTATTTGGTATAACCTTATCTCCTAGACTTGATAAAAAATCCGCCATTTCTTTTTAATTATTTTTTACTATATATGTCGTTCTTAACTTTCTGTAAACTCTCCTGTAGTAACGATGAAGCATTTTTTACAAGATCGTTAAAGTCTGCGTCGAAAAGCTTAGGATCCAATGATATAGGCTCTGATGAAAGACCAGGGTTTAATGACCACTGTTTTTTTCCTAGTATCATAGTTTGATACATCCCATACTCATCATATTCTATTGTAAATCCTAGAACTACGTAGTTACCAGAAAGGAATGCGTTAACCATTCTCTTATCTCCAGGAGTAGCAAGAGAAGATGCTTGTCCTCCAGCAGGACTATACTTAGATGAAGATGCCATGGTACTACTACCTTCAGATAGTATAACTACGGGAAAAGTTTGGCCTCTGTATAAAAAAGGAGTCCATTTAGCATTTTTAACCCTTAATAATATTTTATAAGAATCATTCCGGTTAAGTATGTTTTGTACAGATGCTTGTTGAAAATTTTCATGTACATTTTCAAAATACATAGTACCGATGTAAGTTTTCTTTATCTCCTCCCTATATAATTTTTCACCAAGTCTTCCCTTGTTTAATACGTCTCTACCTCCAAGATTTTTATTCGTAATACTTTCTATATTATAGCCAACAAATTTATTTTTTGGTCTATCTGAAACTAGCTTGTCGTCGTAAAATTGTATTCTTTGAAAATATCCCAGATCCTGGTTTATTCTACCAGCATTCTGTTCCAATGCAAGATCTCTAATGAAGAGAGGAGATTTTGTAAATTGACTAGAGTTAGTAAGCAATAGTGGAATCTCAACCTCCATAGTTTCTGTTCCTCCTACCTGATCTCCGTAGTCTTCAGTACCATAAGCTACCCTCATTGTTTCTAACGTGTCGTTCTTCTCGTCAAATTGTTTTTTGAGATTGACAAAATTTATATTATAATACTGATCTATCCAGCAATCAAAATAATCCTCATCGCTTATCCAAGCTCCGTTAACAACATGTCTTATTAATGTCTGATAATCTATATTGGGAGAAAGCCAATTCATTTCGTCATTAGTCTTTGTCTCGTTGGAAGCATATCCCAATTTCAATTCTTCAGCTATTTTAATAAGAACGTCAGTGCTATTTCCTTTATAAACTTTAGATATGTTCGTATAAAGTTTAGGAATTCTTATTTCTGCCATTACAGTGTAGCTCTGAAATCTACCAGAAGAAGCTTCATAGTTATCATAAGGCTGGTGATTCAGATTAGAAATAACTTCATTTATAATGAAGTCCATCCTAATTGGCTTAAATAATTCACCTACAGGTCTTATATAAATCGATACAATATCACCATCTTTAGGAAAAGATGTAGTTATGAATTTTTCATCTATGGTAACAAATCTAAACATCAGGGTGGGTTTAAATCCAGTGATGTCTAATTTAAAAAATTTGAGTCCGCTTACATGGTGTGAGTTTATCTTTATTAAAGGCTCTACGAATCCAAAATATTTTTTCTGTGTATTATTTACTTTTCTGTCATTAGCTTCTATATCACCCTTCTGATTAGACGTATCAACAACGCTAAGATCATCTAGAACTATATCAGGATTCCTGTATTGTAATATTGCTTTTCTTGTATTAAACTCTGTCGCCATTTTTTTAACGTTTAAAAATATTCTTTTGTGCTAATTTTGTTTTTATATCCGTAACAGAAACATTTTTTGCTGCTTTACTTCTACACTGACCTATATCAGGACCAAATAACAATCTTCCCTCTTGTACCTGTATCTGTTGCTGACCTTCTTGTAAAATATTTGGAGGGAGAGGGACGCTAGCAAGATTTGATATATTTTTAGAATTTAAGTATTCTAATCTATCTGCACTTACTTGTGATATTTTATCCTGTAATTCTTTTCTGAATGATCTTGCCTTTTGTTTCTGATTATTGGCTTTTTCTGCACTTGCATATAGATCATTAACCATTTCATCGCCAGGAATGAATAATATTTCGCCTCTCTTCAAAGTTAAAGCATTAGATATATTGTTAAGCTTAAGAATTGTTCCAACTTTTGAAGAATCTGTCATATAAAGTATCGAAACAAGATCACCTCTCATTTCAGTCTCATCTGATACAACCGCAATGCTCTTTATCGTGTATCTCACCTGTCTAGAATTCCAACAAGGAGATAAAAGATCTAAATAAGACTCTCCGGTATTTGGATTAGTGAAATAAGGTTTTCTTTCTATTATATCAATCGCTAACATACTATTGAGATTATTTAATTTCCTGTATTTAATCCAGGATTATTTACTCCTCCAGTGGCACCGACAAGAGCAGTAGTAAGTGGAGATATATTTTCGTTTGTGATATCGTAAATATCTTTGCCTTCCGTATCGTTAGGGAATCTACCTTGTGTAGTAACCCAAGCTTTTGTAGATTCACCGCTTGCTACTAATTGACCAAGATATAATCTTCCTTTACCTCTGTTAAAGTATGATTCGTAATCACCTCTATGTCTTTGTCTTCCTGGAGCCAGTGAGATAACTGCAGTCATCTCTGTAGGAAAATCATCAGGTCCTAATTCATCATTAAATGATATCTTAACGCCTTTACATACCAAGTTTCCTATCATAGCTATAGGATTTAAAGGATTTCCTACTGTTAAATGCCATTCACCTACAGGATATCCACTTAACATTATAGGCGAATAATAAACTTTCTTCAAGAATAGATCAGAGATCATAACAGACAAAGATTTATAAAGCTTAGAATTAGGATCTATACCCTTACTCGGATCGCTGATAAAATTCTTAACACTGTTTGCTAATTCTGTCATTTCATCTGACATTTTCTTTTCCGCTTCGTATTGCCTGTCTACCTCACCCTTAGAAAACATTTTAGAGACTATTGTTCTAATATATGCCATAGGATCAGTTATTGATTGTGCATATCCTTCAGGACCTCCAGGGAATCCCATACCTAGATTAGTCTGATTTAGTCTTATTTCTGGAGCTAGAAACTGTCCATAATCAGAACCCATGGATAGTATATTTGTCATAAGATCCAGAAATAATAATCTGGAATTAACCTCACCAGCGGAGCTAAGTGTATAATGGAAACTTAAACTAAACTCATCAACCCCACCAACAAATCCTTGTTTTCTCACCATCATCTTTTCTACGGTGTTAACATTAACAAATATTTTCTTAGATAATGGTCCGTCCGCTGCTACAGCCTGCTCCAATAGAGCTCTTTGTAATTTCGATTGGTTTCTTTCAGGTGTAAGAAGAGTTCCTGTTAGCTTATCTAGCTGATCAATATTAGTATCAGATAATCCGTTTCCATCTCCACTTGTAATGGCAGATTTTATTAGATCCCCGTACGGTGAATTCATCAAACCAGGATCTCCGGTATTCTCTTCTATTAAAGAAGATTGAGATTCCATAGAAAAATTTAAACCGGTATTTATTCCTATTATAGTATTTAAAGAGTTTCCTGTGTCTCCTCCAAAATATGTTACGAGTTGACAAAGAGGTAATGATGTATTATATTTATTTTGCCTATCTTGGATTTTTTCTAATCCTTCGATTTTTTTCTTTTGATATACTGGTTTTCCGTCTGGACCAACTACGAAATCACCAACATTATCATTTGCTAAAACCTTTAAAGAGTCTAATGTAGGATAAGCAAATCTTCTTAATGTAAGCATTCTATTATTTGGTATTATTCCGTAGTATTTACAAAATATAAAATCCTTAACGTTATAAACCTGACCTCTATAAGGACTATTAGGATCCAAATATCTAGGTTCCTTTGAATTACCAGTAACAGTAGATATTATTTGTTTCGCGGTAGGATTTCTAGATACCTGAGGTGTTACTTTCTTTAGATACTTATTTTGTTCGGTTAAAGAGTAGTTCATCCCTCTACCTAGAACGTAATAAGCAAACAGACCTCTATATACGCCATCCGACGTAGCAGCATCATAAAATAAACTCTTAGGTAAACTTTTAATCTCAGCTAACTCGTAAGTAGCAAAAGTTTTATCTGCGGGATTAGTGTATATTACCCCGTTGGTAAAATACTGTACCTGACTTACTACCTCACCACCTTCTGTTGGTGTTTTTATAGTACCAAGATCCTTTGGTGTTACTGCCGGTGTTGCCATACATTAATCTTATTATAGTATTATATATACCCTATTTTTTATTAATCAATTAAAACGACATCGCAAAAATCATGTTCTAAAATATCCACGATTTTTTGTTTTAAGAGATCAATAAATAGATCAGTAGGACTATCATATACTATAACAAGATTGACTCCGGATGTTATCTTAGATTTTGAGCTAGAGATTTTCTTGTGTAGCCATTCCTCGAATATGTATTGTCTTATTTCATTCATACACGAGGGGGTAAGGTTGTTAGATTTAAACCAAAGATTAACGTCTATAATATGAAAAGTTCCACAGTTTTCCTGATTGAAACTTTTGGCTCTTTCCATCTTAGGAACTATAAAAGATTTAATAGACACTATAAAATCAGTTATTTTTTTTACGGTTTCTTTGTTCTGTTAGGTTTCTTAATCTAAGTAAGTTACCCATAGTTTTGGATCTTTCCTTAGATTCTTCGTTATTCTTGTCTTTATTCTTACCAAAAAGACCCAATTCTTTTGCGATCTTTCTTCTTTCTTTTCTATTCGGTAGATTCATTCTCTTCTTCTTTTTGGGTGAAAATATCTTTAAAAGTTTTAATAAAAAGTGTACAAACTAAAGAATCGTCAAGATTTAAAGCATCCTCGACAGATATTAGTTCGAATTTTGTATGTTTTTCTGCTTTAGACCCGTCAGTTGTTTTTTCCCCTGACACCAATCCGGTAATATTAACAGCGAAACATGGATTAGAATTAAGAACCATCTTTGATGTATATAAACTTCCTAAGAAATCCCATCTCTTTAGCTCTTCAACTTTAAATCCAGATTCTTCCTCTAATTCTCGTACTGCTGTTTCGAATATATTTGAGTCATCATCGTCCTGTGATCCGGTAATTAAGGTCTTAGACATTCCGCCAGGTCTCTGGTCAAGAACTTCTGAGATGATCCCGATCTTATCAGGCATTCCCTTATCGTTTACTGTGTATGGCATTATTATAACACCAGGATTTATCTGTCTTATGAACAGATGCCCATCAATTTCAACGACTTCTTTATTCTTCGTCTTTTGGAGTACTGTTTGATCCGCTTTTTCGTAAAGTTCCATTTGATTTGTATATATCTCTTATATTTATTCTTAAACTTTCTTTTATCAATTCTATATCCAAATCTCTAACCACGAATTCGATAATTTCTTCCTCTGCGTCCTCAAAAGAACTATTAAGAACATTGTAAAGATTCTTTGTAGGTAAGTTTAATTTTAAATTAATTCCAACTTCGACCCAATTAGGTTTTTGTTTTTCTAATAAGCTAACTATAGGATTATCTGGTAATTGTGGTTTACTTTTACTGTCAGCAATCATTACATTTCTTACAGGTAGCTGTTGTGTTATGGGTTCGCTGTGAACAATAGCAGAGGAATCTATTTGTATCATATATTCCTCCAGTAAAGCATAATTGATTCTAGTTCCTCCTTTGAAGTTTATCCAAATTATTCCTGTAGTAGGATCCTTAAACACATTCTCATATTCACAAACATCACCACTGTTATCACCTTTAGTCCATTTATAAATGAAAGGCTTAAGTTCTCTATCAAGAACCTCAATGTCTATTTCTTCTATATTTTCCATATTCTTATTTTTTGCTCCGAATATTTTTTTTAGTAGATTCCACATCTTCTACTGTTTTAATTTTTGTAAATCCTTCTTTTCCTAGGCTAGTAAGCCAGCCATCCAAATCTTTTTCTATTATCCAAGTATCTTCGTACTTTGTACTTCCGATACTATTTATAATAAGTATATTGTCCATATAAGATACTTTATGTCTAGTTATTTCGAGATATGTCTTTCCCTTATCCTTTTCTAGAACTAGCTTGTATCCTTTTTCTATGTTCATACTATTATTTATAGATCAATTCGAAAAATAATTTCAAAATTAAACCTCTGTATAATTTTGATACATGGATTCGAATTCATCTACTGAAACAAGACCTAATATCTCATTTCTATTATTTGTAAAGTAATCCCAAGAAACTGCTAAATCTGGAAAAGCATTTAATGTTTCGTTAGTCTCCCTAGTTAAAATACCAACTCCCCAATCAGAATTAACAGTAACAAGTTTTAGATCGTTTCTATACAATCTTAACTTTATCAAAGAAAGATATACTGTTCCGTTCCAATCACCGTTAGCAGGAGCTGTAAAAACAGGTGATTCTGCAGCATGAAATTTAGTAGGCGGATTACAGTCATGTAAAACTATAGTACCTCCTTCTGCAAGACGATCTAATGAATTCTTTATGTCCTTATCAACCTGGTGATCTAGGTGTAATCCATCGATAAAAACTATATCAAATTTAGTGTCAGCTTCTAAGCTTTCAAAAAAAGAATCAGATGTCATGATATGGGTAGTGTGCTCTGAAACTGGAGCAGGGTCTACACCAATTTTATTTGCACAGCATATATGTTTGAAACATTCTCCGTCTCTTACTCCGATTTCTAGATAATTTGTATAACCCTTACTCTCGATAATTCTGTTTATTATTTCGTATCTATACATGTTATTGTCCTATGCTTTTTAAATATTTTAAATAATTTCTTCTAGTTGTCAACTTATATAAATTTTCATTTACAAGTTTTATGTAACTTTCTGTAGAAAGTCTTTTGGATTTATACATTCTAGTTAAAGTCTCTATAGAATCTATCGATTCTCTTATAGAACTTACACTAACGGATCCTGTTTCTTTTTTAACCATCTTATTTTGTTTTACAAATTCCATTTTTCTTTAAACAAAGGATAAGAACCACTAGTCATATTGTACATCTGGTTATAATCCTTAACTACAGCTTCAGTTGTTTTTCCTATGTTTTTATCATGATGTACTACAACAGAATCTGTAACTAGTGCATGTTTCAAACCGTTTTTCCACATTTCCATCGCATAGTCGTTATCACAATACCAATGTGTGAATCTCTCATCAAGATCCCCTATCTTATCGTAGATTTCTCTCTTGTGAACTATACACCACCCGGACAATTGTTTTCTTATTTCATATCCTTTTAATAATCCGGTGTTTTCGAATATTCCATATAGAGGCTGTGTCATCGGACATAATGGAGAAAATGATATAACCTCTGGGTTTTTATTAGAAGCTTCTATAATCTTACTAAACCATCCTTTTTTAAACTCTAAATCATTATTACATAGAGCAACCCAAGGTGCGTTTCCTTTCTTTCTCCCAAAATTTAAAAACTTGTGATATCCATAAGGAAGGGGAGCTTCATAAGTTTTTATGTTTGGTGCATTATCCCAGCTAAATCCTGGTTGGGATTCAACAACTATAATATTAAAAATTTCTGAAGAATTTTCTTCGGACAATAATAATGAGCTTATACAATTCTTTGTTAGCTCCTTACAATAATCATCCTTAGCGTAACTGACTATTACTATATCTAAGATTTTATCCTGCATCGTAAATTGATCTTGCTTTAGATATTATACTCTGTAATTTTGAAAGTTCCAACATATTTTCAGAATCTGACGGAGAAAGATCTGGATAAGGATGTGTTTCTATGAATAATCCATCCGCATTCATAGCTGCTCCATACTTAACCATGTCCTCTATATAATCACCCTGCCCTCCTGTTTTTCCTTGTGTTCCGTTAGGTTTCTGTAGACTATGTGTACAATCTAAAACAACCGCAGAATTTTTACAATATTTTTTAAGTTTAGAAATAGAAGTGACATCAACAACTAAATCATTATATCCAAACGAGTTTCCTCTTTCGCATATAATCATACGATTACCACCAGATTTATAAAATTTGGATTCTATAAATGAACATGCTTCATGAGAAAGGAATTGTCCCTTCTTCACCATAGTGATTTTTCCTGTACTTGCACAAGCCTCGATAAGATCAGTCTGTCTACAAAGAAATGCAGGGATCTGCAAAATATCAACACTCTGTGCAACAATTTTAACCTGTGATGCTTCGTGAACATCGGTTATAGTTGGAATACCTACGGATTCTCTTATCCTAGAAAGTATTTCTAAGGATCTATCCATATCTATTCCTCTGAATCCTTCAGGAGATGTGCGATTAGCCTTGTCCCAACTTCCTTTAAATACAGGAAGGAAATTGTAGAGTTTTGCTACTCTTTTTAATTCTAATGCAATCTCGTAGCAAGTATCCCAGCTCTGTATAACGCAAGGACCTGCTATTAACAATTTAGATCTTTTATTACCTCCAGACTTGTAAAAATCAAGATCTAGATTTCTCACCGTTATATCCTCCATGATGTAGCTTTGAATATTCTTTCTTAGTAAAATGTCTTCCCATCAATCCAACAACTATCAAATCACATATTACAGACATACAAGTAGTAGAAGTTGTTGGAGTTAATCCAAGAGGGCATATCTCCTCTACTGGACCAAATTCCAAGAAGTCCGCACATTTAAGCGATATCTGTTCTGTGCTTTTTCCCACTATTGCAAATATGTAATTGCTATACCCTAAATTATGGATCAGATCTATTAATTCCATAACTTCTCTAGTTTTACCAGAGTTGCTAAAAACCAATATAGCATCGCCAGGTCTCACCATTCCTAGATCACCGTGTTGAGCTTCTGCTGGATGTAAAAAGAAAGCAGGATTCCCAGTAGAACATAGGGTAGTCGCAAATGTATGTGCTATCTGTCCTGCTTTACCCATTCCAGAAGTTATTATTCTACCATTCTGGCCTTTGTAATATCTAATCTGTCTAATAAGGTCTTCTATACGATGTACAGGTATTTGTTTAATAAATTCTATTTCTTTTTCTATAAGTTCATTTAAATTCATCGAATAAAAGATTAAAAATTAGCGTAAAGATTTTACACCCTGTAATACGTCCATCCAATGGTCGCACATTTCGTGTAACATTTCAGTAAAAGTATATGTAGGTTCCCATCCTAGTTCTTTTCTTGCCTTAGTTGAATCTCCTTTTAAATATGGTAATTCCTCCGGTCTTAAAAATTTAGGATTCTGAACAATATATTCTTTATAATCAAGATCCAAGTAAGAAAAAACAACTTCACACATATCCCTAACGCTGTGCGTTTCCATAGTAGAAACAACGAAATCGTCAGCTTTATCGTGATTAATTATCTTGTGCATAGCCTTAACATAATCCTTAGAATGACCCCAGTCTCTATACGAATCCATGTTACCCATTTCTAACTTATCAGCTAATCCTAATTTTATCTCACAAGCTCCTTTCACAACCTTATTTGTTACGAAATTAGATCCTCTTCTTGGAGATTCGTGATTAAATAGTATACCATTGCAAGCATGTAATCCGTATGCTCTTCTATAATGTCTAACTATGTTGTATCCAAAAACTTTACTGCATCCGTACGGAGAAACAGGGTTCATTGAAGTTGTTTCCCTTTGGAATCCGTCATCGTCAACAGATAGTCCAAACATTTCGGAAGAACTTGCTTGGTAAAATTTAGAATTAGGAACGATTCTTTTGTATGCCTCTAACATGTTTATAACCCCTATGGAGTTAGATTGTACAGTATACTGAGGAACATCGAAACTGATTCTAACATGGCTTTGAGCACCTATATTGTATATTTCGTCGGGCTTAACATCAGTCAATAATTTTTCAATGGATGTCTGATCTGTAAGATCCCCGTAGTGTGTAAAAAGATATGGGTTGTCCAAAACCGGAACTAATCTCGCCGATTGATTTTCTGATGTAGAATTTCTTCTAACCATCCCATGGACTTCATAATCCATAGATAAAAGATATTCAGCTAAATAACTACCGTCTTGACCGTTTATCCCTGTGATAAATGCTCTTTTTTTCATTAATTTTTATTATTTAAAAAAACACATAAAGCGTTTATATTTTATATTTTAGATTCTCTAAAAAATTTCATTTGTGTTAAATCTGGCCAGTCTGTGTATATCCATTTCCTAGGCTCAGTCTCTATTGCTTTATCTATTTTAGATAAACCTATCTCAGCGGATTCAGGTGTCATATAATAATGAAATCCGAGTGTATCTATATCCTGGTCTCTCCAAGGAACATTTGGAAGTCTACCATCATAGCTCATCTTCTTAAGAATCTCGTAATCTTCCTTATTGTCACAAAGGATCATTCCACCTCTTCCTATACTTAAATGTTTCTGGTATTGAAAACTTAGACACATAAAGGTATTTGGTATATACGAATCTTTTTTCCATAGAACTGCAGCATCTATGATTCTTTTATCTCCGTAATTTAGTGTATAGTAATCTTCCCAAACTTCATCTCTCCATTCTCTTTCCAATCCCATTTTTTCTGCTAGGAAGGGAACAGAAAGATAAGTTCTCTTAGGAACATTTATTTTTTTCTCACCAGTGTATCTTAGACATAATTCTATACCGTGGGTACAGCTATCAACTGCAACCGCATATGGTGACCCAAAGAATTCTGATATTCTTTTTTCTAATTCTTCTACAGCTTTAAAACTCATATTCTATCCATTAATTTGTTCTAATGTTATTCTATCCTCTGATATATCATAACTTTTTATGATACTAATATAATTTTCGTTGTCGATCGAATCTCCAAATAATCCACCAGTAAAACTATCATGGTATATGTTTAATAACCACACATCATAATCCTCGGATTCTAACAATTTCCCGTATCCTCTAGATCCGTAATCCAACCCGATAAAACAAACACGGAATTCTTTCATACCATGGACCTCTCTAAGAGATCTTACTATTTCCTCGCAATTCTCTATGGTTATATCGTTCTCCCATCTGTTAAACGTATAATTAAATAGAGTCGGATAGTTTTTAAGTTTTTTGAATCTCTCCTTGCATTTTAAGAAATGATTATAATCTTTCTCGGTATTTAAATCATGATGAGGAAATATAGCACCATGAACGTCGGTGATATCCGGATCGTAAAATCTATTCGTAGTCCTTATAGAACTCTCCAATCTTTCTCCTGTTTCTGGATCTATAGTTAAATATTCACAATAGAGACTAATATTATTATCGGGGTTCAGAATTTCATTAAAATCATCATTAAGTATATGAATCAAATTTTTAACTTTCAGAGTATTCATAAAATCAAAAAAACCTGAGAATTCTCTGTAATTGTAATACTTCAGAATGTCAGAATTTTGACATCTACTACCTAAACTATGTACAGTTTTAAATTTCATATTTTTATACCTAAAGCCTTTTTGACATTTAATACCATAGTCTCGTCTAACGACCTGTAATTCATAGATAATTGATAATTCTCCTCAACAGCCTCTATCATTGAATTGTAAGTATTTTCATTAATCCCGTTACAAATTTCGATTATCTCGGGAGCACTTTTAGCAATAAACATACCATCAGAATTAAAGAAATCCCCTATATTGGAAGGTCCATAATAAATAGGTATAGTTCTAGTTTGAAAACAATCTATTAATTTCTCCGAAAAGGCATTGCTTATCTTGTTCGTATTTTCAATAGCTATGTGGAATTGGCTATCGAACATAGGTGTTTTTGTATCCCCAAGAACCAGATGATCTCCATAGTTAACCTCCGAAATTGGTGAGCTACTGCTTAAATAGAATTTTTTATTTATATTTATTTCTTCCCTTCTAGTAAATAATTCCCATCTTACAGCGTATCCTTCTAATCCGGGAAGATATTCTGACAAATGCTTATTACCAAATACTGATGACACGTTAAATTCCTTTACCGATGGTTCATATCCTCTAACCCAAGTGGTAGGAGTAACAGAAACAATAGAATTTTCAAATGTGTCCAATATATCCTGATGATATGTAAATATGTAGCTATAACAATCCTTATGAGTATTAAAATACTCAAGCATACTATTCTTTAAGCTTTCAAAAGGCTCTAAAATTGCAATAATTCTAAAAATATTATCACCTATGGGATCATTTGGCATTTGATCAACATATATGTGAACCTCTTTTGCATAATCTATTTCTCCAATTTTAGAAAAATTGGCTCTTGTCCATCCTGGAGGAATATGTAAGAATATATTATTCATTCGCCAAATAAGTCTTTATATTATCATCGTCGCTACACCATTTCTTCGCATATTGTCCTTCTAGAGGTCTAGAAAACATAGGATGATAATGTTTTTGACATCCCTTAAAAAAATAATGATTAGCCTGTGTTAATCTTGTTTTATTGAAATCTGTAACACCCTCTACGTTACATCCACCATGTAACATATTCGAAGCCCATATTAAAGCCTGGCCTTTCTTAAGTTTTACTATATAGTCTTCCGCTTTTTTAGCTTTTATAAGATCGATAAGAAAAGATTCGTATTTTTCATAATTAACTGCCTCCCCGTTTTCTATATCATCCGGGTGTGGTAAATTTAAATTATGATACTCGTATAAATTCCATTTATGACTTCCAGGTACTATTCTAAGAGACCCGTTAGTTTCGTCAACATTCTCGAAAGCAACCCAAACTCCAACCATCCATAAAGCAGGTACTGTGTGAAAATGTATAATATCACTATGCAAAGGCTGGTTACTTCCTTTTATAAAATTAATAGTAGAGAAAGGAAATGCCTCTTTGCCATAAAGAAATTTCAAAGTTTCCAGAACCTTATTGTTCATTGTTAATTCTGCAATGTTTCTGCTCTTTCTCCAGTGTTCAAATATTCTTTTACTCTCAGAATAAGTAAAATGATCCGCATGATATTTAGTTGATTCATCTCTTAATGCTTCGTACATATCATCGACTATACCAGATATCTGATTATCATCCAATTCAAGATCTATTATTAAATATCCCTTCTCGTGGTAATGTATACACATTTCTTTCTGCTCTTCTGTTAATGTTGTGTCATTTTCGAGCAATTCATAAAAAAATGGGGATTCTATCCACGGTATGTCTAGTGCCTCCTTATCCTTAAAATAATCAATCTTCATAGTTCATTAATTTTTTTGCGCTTTCGATTATTCTTTCTTTTTCCCGCTTTTTAATAGGTTTTGCTGGGCTTCCTGCATATATTGTCCAAGGCTCGGTATCTTTAGTTACTAAAGAATTAGCACCTACTATACACCCTTCACCTAAAGTTACTCCGGGTAAAACCGTACAATTAACACCAAGAGTAGCATACCTTTTAAAAATCACGGGTTTATTTATTACTGTTCTATGTTCTATAGGAACAACCGGTGATATTAATCCCTGTGTAAAATCATCAGTAGCACAAACTATTCTACTTCCAGATCCAATATTTGTGAAATCCTCCATAACTAAAAGTGCAGGACCACCTCCAATAATAGAGACACTCGGCGCAATATGTATATAGCTTCCCATTTTTAGTTGTGTAGAAATATAAGTCCATTGGTCTATCGATATATGATCTCCCATTTCTACAAGTTCAGGTCTAGCAATAACTGCTAGATCACTTATTCTTACGTCTTCTCCTTTTTTCATTTTATTCATAATTTACTATTAAAGATCCCCATGTCCATCCGGATCCAATAGCAGTTAATAATATTTTTTCACCTTTCTTGATCTCACCATTCTTTATTGATTCGTCGAGAGCAACAGGTATAGATGCACCAGCAATATTTGCGTATCTATCCATAACTGTTTTAACCTTTGAGAATGGGATATTATTTTTTTCTGCTATTATTTTTAAAATATTTATACTGGGCTGATGCGGAACCACCATACTTATATCATCTATACTAAGATCAGTTTCTTCTAAAACTTCATTGATCGATTCAGGAAGTACCTTTATTGCTTGATCCCATACCTCTTTACCTCTCATGATAAAAGGAGAATCTAACGGCATTACGAAACCTGTCATACCAGTACCAGATCCATTAGATTTTATTTTACTGTAGATCCACCCCTTTTCAGACTCACCTATGATAACTGCTCCTGCTCCATCGCCGAAGAACACACTGTGTTGATCACCAAAATCAGTATGAGTTGAGTATGACTCTGTAGCTATTACCATTATATTTTTAAAAGCACCTGATGATATCAGAGAACTTCCTAAAGTTATAGCATAAACAAACCCAGAACATACCGCGTTTATATCAAATGAAGGAATATCCCTAGTTATACCGAGTTTTTTATGTATTGTACAAGCGGTAGATGGAGAAATTTTCTCAGGGCTAGATGTCGCAACTATAATCATATCTATATCTTCTTTGCTCATACCAGAATCATCAAGGACTAAAGCTGCCGCCTTATATCCCATCTCAGAAACAGTATCATGAGCGGAAGATATTCTTCTTTCCTTTATCCCAAGTTTATTAAATATCCACTCATCTGTAGTATCAACTCTTAAAGATATCTTCTCGTTAGTCAATACATTATCTGGAAGATATGACGAAGTTCCTTTTATAGTTACGTTATTGTATTTCATTTATAATTATAATTTTATCCAGCTATCCGGAACTATATCAAAATCCGGATATCCTGGATCTATCTTTCCGAACCATTTCTTAGGTGCAATAACTTTTTTATTGTCATTCTTATTTAACCATGCTCCCCACCACGAAAAACTAGAACTGGATATTATGTTATGCTTACACATAGACATTAAAAATAATTCAATGTAATCCTTGTCGTCAACAAAGCTAAATTTATCTCCTAAGAAATTATTCTTAGCATATTCAACATCGTCGCTAAATACAATGTATTTATCAGCATTAACAATATCCATTGCTGATCTGTACCATTCCGTATTTTTAGTGTGGTGCTTACTATCTTGATCCAAGGAATAATCACCCCTTCTAACATGAATAGCACAAGTTTCTCCTTCTAGAAGATGTCTATACTTTTCTATTTTTTCTAAAACAAAATCAGAGGGTTCAAAAATGTGTAATATGTGATCTCTGTTCGTAAAATATTTTTCTGTTTGAAAATATCCATGATAAACCGTTCCATCTCTATATTCCATCGGTTTATAATTAAATGGATAAAACATCCTACTCGTAGCATCTCCTTGATCGTTCCATTGAAAATTTCTAAATATTTTCAGATATTCTAATGTTGACACATCAGAATTAGGATAGATTCTTGCTCTATCATCTTGAACTTTAGTCAAATGTTCCTTAACATTAGGAAAATATGCTTTAGTGTTATTTGCCTTAGCTAAATTTTCAATAGCTGCAATAACGAACATCATATTACCTAAACCACCTAATATACTTCCTCCAATCATATTACAAGAAAACTTTATCTAATTTTTGTCCCTCATAAGGTCCTGTTTTGTATTCATAAACAATTGTGTCATCCTCTAAGATTACGTAAGTATGTCCGCCATAAAGAGTGAAACTAGCATCTCCAGGGTATAATATGGGTTCTGCTATTATTGTGTCGTCTATATCATAAAATATACATTTAACACTTCCTTTTATAACTACCCAAGATTCTTGTGCTATCTGAGCATCGTAGGATCTTTCTTTAGTTATGTGTTTATGCGGAGGAAATGTTTTTCCCTCCTCCATTTTTAAAGTTGCACACTGAATGAAATTATTTTCAGGAACAACTTCCGTTCTTTTCTCGATTTCAGATAATCTGTTGATTATATGAAGAAGTTTTCCTTCTTCTACCTTAGAATAAATCTTTTCCATATTTTATTTTTTAATTTGAAATGGTCTAACTATTATTTCACTTATATTCATACCATCCTCTACCTCTATAGTATTCATAATCTGAGATGCTACCCATTCAGGGGTCATTCCATTTTCAAAACTAGGTTTAAATTTATTTAACAACTCTTCATTCTTTGTTTGACTTATGAAAGGAGTGTTAACCGATCCTGGACTTATAGTAGTTACTCTTATTTTTTTAGAAAGCTCAGCTCTTAAGCTTTCACTTATTGCTAGAACAGCGTGCTTAGTAGCGCAGTATACACCAGATTCAGGAAAAACGTGGTGTGATGCAACAGATCCTAAATTTATTACCTGTCCATTAGATTCTATCAAATGTGGAAGAAAATAATGAAGAACACTTAAAACACCCTTGATGTTTACATCTATCATCTGGTGCCAATCGTCAAGGTTAGAATCTATTAGCTTATCAAATATTCCTATTCCTGCATTATTCATAAGAACATCTATTCCTCCCATCTTTTCTAGAACTGAAGATAATAAATTCTGTACATCAGAAACACTAGTAACATCAACTTTCATGTAAAATGTTCCAGGATTATTTTCTGTTAATTCTTTTAATTTAGCTTCATTCCTACCAGTTACAAAAACAGAATGCCCATTTCTTATAGCATGTTTAAATGTAGCTTCACCTATACCGCTAGTTGCTCCTGTTATAAGTATTCTTTTTTTATTCATTATCTTATATGTTTAGTATTATCTTTAAATTTTCCTTCCATCCAGCTGTAATCCGCATAAGCATCATGTATATCACTATGATTACTAACTTGTACAGCAGTTATTGGATATGTGCAATAGCTTTTAAAATTCTCCTGTCCAAAATCAGAAAGCCAAACGTCTATTATGTCTATTTTTCTCTGATTGAAGTTATCAAGAAAATAATCATAGAAGCTCTCATGATAAGCTATAGCATGTGTAGCATAGCCTTTCTTCAGTATTAAAAGATTATCGTCTTCTTTTTGTAAAGGAATATGGGTATTGCTTCCCAAATAAAATAGAGACCATTCTCTAGAAGATAATTGTTCTACAGATTTATCTATTGAATCTATGTTTATAAATTCAACATCATCTTCTAAAACTAGTATAGATTTTAACCCCTCTTCTTTAGCTTTCTTAATTATATTAATATGAGACAGCAAACATCCATAAAGTGGTACTTTTATTTTTTCTGTATCTTTAGTGTACGGGATATCTTCAGAAGGATCGGGTATAATGCCCGGGAATCTTTCTACTAGATCAAGAACTCCGTTCTTTTCGAAAATTTCGTTACATCTATCTAACCTATCCTTTCTTTTGTCTAGATTTATTAAAAAAACTTTATCAAAATATTCAAATGCTTTTCTCATCTTCTTTTTTTATATTTTTAGCCATATGGTATATAAATTCTTCCTTATCTCTAGGGCTCATATTTTTAAACCACATATAGATACGGTTTTGCATACCCATATCAGGATTATCAGATCCATTAGTTCTAGGATGATCCATATGGAAAGATTCGATAAGAGGAGCATTGCATCCACCCATACCAACTATAAACTCCGCCTTGTGGTAGAAGAAAGCATCTTCACAAGAGTAGCTATGAAAGAACTCCGCATCGAATCCACCTATTTTATAGAAGCTATCGGAGCTTATAAATATCGAACCACCGGGTGCACCTGGAGTGGAATAAGGGGATTCTGCAGATCCTGGTACAACCGAATCTATTGCAGTTCTACCAGATAATATTCTCATGGTGAGATCGTTGTTCATAACAACAACCTTTCTTCCTCCAAATGCTTGCAATGCGGAACCGCTAGGAAAGTTTTTAAGATTTGAAAATAGATCAGAGAAGAAAGATTTTGTTACTAATAAATCTATATCATGGAAAAGATAATATTTAGCCTTATTGGAAAATAATGCTCCCACGTTCATAGCTAAGCATTTATTGAAATACTCGCCGAGATTTTTTCTTATCCAGATGTGATTTGTTTTGTCTTTGCAAATTTCTTTATGGGTTGTTACATCATTATGTTCTACGAATGTTATCGAATAAGTTTTTTCTTTGAACTCTTCCATAGATTTCAACAAATGATCTACGAGAGGCAAATTGAAATTCTCTCTTCCTTTAACTGGGATTATTACTGAAACGTCAACATCTCTATCATCAATAATATTAAATTCACATGATTTTTTAACAGAATCGTAATTTATCTTCCTGCTTTCGTATATTTCTTTTATGTTACTACCTGTCATTTCTAAATTTTCATCTTTATTTATTTCTGGTATGACCCTTCTAGAATCCTGTCTTCTAGGGGTATCTGATCTTCTTTCTCTGCTTACTAATTGTTTTCTTATCATAAATTAATACTAATAACAGTAGGAGATTCAATCTTACCCATTACAGATTCTTTTAATCTATTTGATAGAGCATGCTGATCCATCCTTGTGAATCTTGTAAAAAGGCCCTCATTCAAATTCAAATTTCTAACATCTTTGCCCCTATGATTTAGATGAGCAGCTTCATATGATATTCGATCCATAGATTCATCGTCTCTTTCGAGAAGGACCTTAATCATCTCTGTGGTAGCTTTGTCCTCCCATCCATATCTGAAAAAGTTTTCATTGTATCCACCCATTACGTTCCAAAACCAATCTCTGTTGTAGACTAGTATTGCGCCATATCCGCATCCTTTAGTCATCGATCTGAACTTAAAAACAGGATCTCTAGGTTCTCCACCTTTTTTTCTGAATAGATTAAAATCATTAGTTCTTAACCATTCTGTTGTTGGCTCTTCAGAGTTACACCAGTAATATGTTTCTGCTCCTGCTGCGAATTTGCCTTCGAATTTTGAAATTACATCGAAGTATTCGTTTTCAAAAACGAAATCAGAATCCATCAGAACTATAATATCTCCTACAGATTGTCTTGCACCAACATTTCTACACCAGCTAAGATTGAAACCTCTGTTCTGAGGATCACTTATTCCTATATGTTTATAATCAAGTATTGGATTAGACTTCTTATAAAAATTCCCGTCCAGTGTCTGTTCAACTACTATTACTTCGTAATCAGTAAAAGTCTGGTTCTTTATACATTGAAGGCATTCATTAAAATTTCTATTTCTCTGAGGATCGTTTCCTCCTGTTGGCATAATTACAGAGATCCTCATTATTTTAAGTTTAATTTGTTAAACAATGTCTCGCACATATCTTTGTTACTACTCATAGGTCTGGGTAAATGACAATCTATATATTCAAGTGCATTATAGTCATATTTTGGCCATATAACCTTGTCCAATCTTCCGGTAGCATATTTTTCTTCTATCCATCCTCTCTCGAGATGCTTGATTCTAGCAAATCTTTTTCTAGTTACCTGGTTATAAAAAAACTTCTGATCCGTTCCACTTCTGATGTTCATCCCTTTTAATCGAAGAAGAAATTTCTTATAATCTTCATCATTTAGATCCAGAACATCGATAAAGCTATTTGTATCTCCAGCTAAATAACACATAGGATATTGCGGATTAGTTCTATACCATCTATATTTAATGATATCAGAACTGTATGATATTATACCAGTATCACCAATATATTCAGCATGATTTAGATAATAATCTTTGGATATTGGAAGCATGTCCATATCCGATATTATAAATGGATCATCCAATATTCTAGCTGCCCAAAATCTTATACACTGTGCTTGTTGTGCTATATCCCATTCTTTTAAAGACTTAAAATAATAAACCTTCCCGTGCTCGTGAACGTACGAGGGAGGTTCATTTTCGTCTATATACAAAAGAATTGGCTCCAATCCAATAAGTGATTTCCACGCTTTTGCAACATA